GGCGGGCTCCTTGAAGATTGCGCACTACCCTACCACCCTGATGCCGCCAGGCAAGGGATCAAGGCCGCAACGCGCGCACATAATCCTGGCACGCCCGCAACGCGATCAGCCCGCGGTCCCCTTCGTCGGTAATGGCGATAATTCGTCGAGCATGCGCCGGCTCAAGTCCGGCGCGTACGGTTGCATGATCCACGCCGCCGGTAGCGGCGGTGGCTGGCACCGCGCTGCAGACGGCGTCGCGCTCGACCAGGACCGACAGGCGCAGATCGGCAGTAGCAAGACGATCACGCAGGCGAGCCTGAGATTGCTGTGCATCGGCAAGTTCCTTGAAATGACGGGTTTCACTTTCTTCCAGGCGTCGCTCGAGCGCCTGGCGCTGCCCCCGCTCGGCGAGCAGCCGGGCTGCCTCGGTATCGGCCTGGGCTTGCGCCTGCTGCGCCAGCTGCCGTTCGTAGCGCCAGCCCTGTACCTGCCAGGCCAGCGCTACGGACACCATCAACAACAAAGCGCCAAGGCCACGTTGCAGTCGGCTCAACACAACACCTCACGCGCCCGCGCCCAAAGTTTGAGACGGTCCTCCAGGCCATTGAGCCCACCATTGACGTGGCGCGTGATGCGGTTGAACTCGCCGCGGTCCGCCAGGGCATTGAGCCCGCGCGAATGCCAGAACCATGCGGCCGACTCACAGGCCCAGCGCGGCTGTTCGAGCAGCTGCGGTTGCGCCAGCAGGCGCTCGTCGCCGAACAGAGCCCGGCTGCAGGCCTGGTAGTTGTTGCGCCCGGTCACCTGGATCAGGCCGCGCCCGCAGTACAACTGGCCATCGCCATCGGCCTGCGGTGTATTGCCCAGGCGCACGGCCAGGCTGCCGGTGTCGTAGCGTGCCAGGTAGCGGTCACTGCCCAGTTCCTTCACGTAGCGGAACTGGCCGGACTCATGGCCGACCTGGGCGATGAACGCTGCCACACGCCTGGGGTTGTCGATTTCCCAGCGTGGCAGGGTGACGTTCAGTGCCGAAAGAAAAACGCCCGCAACGGGGCGGGCGTTCGGCAGAATCTGCAGCAATTGCGTTTCAGTGAGCATGTCTGACACTCCTTTCACTATCGTCCTTCAGGCCTTGGTCGCGGACTGGCGACGGGGCGCCGCCCCCTTGGCCTGTACCTTGCCCGCCTTGCCGCCATTACCCTGCACCGTGGTGCGCCAGCCCGAGCTAGTGAACACCTGTTCCACCGAATCGATCTGGTATTGCCCGTCGAGGCCATCGACAAAGCCCTGCAGGTCGATGCTGCGCTCGGCGAACAGGTCGGTACGCCCCGGCAGGTCCAGGCGCACCTGGGCGGTGTCGCGGTTGAAGCTGGCCAGGCGCGCCCTGGCCGCTTGTTCGGCCGCCGCGCGGTTAGGGTAAAGGTGACGGTCGGTATGCACCGGCCGCTGGCCTTCAACGGCCTCTTCGTTGACCAGCTCGATGGTCTTCGACTCACCACTGGCGGTGTCCTGATAACGGGTGCGCACGGCCTTGCGCGCCGCTTTGTCGTCCAGGCGAAAATGCCACTGGCTGACCTCGGTGCGGGCAATGCCGACCACACCCAGGGGTTTGCCACTGGCGCTTTGCCCGGCCTGGCGCGGCAGCACCAGCAGCTGGCCATCGGCGAGCTTGGCGGTGCAGTCGTACTGGCGGGCCAGGCGCGTGATGAAATTGAAATCCGACTCGTTGTACTGATCGACCCGCTGCACCTGAATGAGTACCGGGCAGACCACCTGCCAACCATTACGCGCGCCGATTTCCGCGACGATGCGCTGCAACGGCACGGCCTCCCAACTGCCACTGCGAATGGTCCTGCCACTGCCACGCAAGTCACTGGCCTTGCCGCGGATCACCAAGGTATCGGGCGGACCGGACAGTTCGACCTCATCGACGGTGTAACGCCCCAGCCGGGTCAGCGGCTGGCCGGCGTAACCCAGCTGCACGTCGATCAGCGCACCGCGCGCCGGCAACGCCACAGCGCCGTCGCGGGCGTCGATGCGCAGCTCGAAGTCATCGGCTTCCATGCCCGGTTTGTCAGTGGTACGCAGCAGCAACAGGCGGTCATTGATCAGCGCAGTGATGTCCTTGCCATCGGCCTGGATGCGAAATACCGGTTGCATGGCATCAGTCCCACAGCTGCACGGCGTTGGCCGCCGCCAGCGCCAGCGTCGGCAGGCGGATGGTCACACCACCGCGAAACGGCTGGGCCTCCTCGGCCAGCCCCTGGTTGGCTTGCAACACAGCCTCGACGCTGCCGTCGAGGTGCCCGTAATAGTGGTGGCAGAGAGTATCGAGCACATCCCCCTCAGACGTTTTGCAGGTCTTGTCCATAGCTGACGAACTCCAGTGAGAAACCTTGTTTGCGAGGAATGCCGCCAGCCAGCAAGGCGCCCTGCTCCTCCTCGATGCTGGTCAGGCACCAGGTGCCCAGCACCTCGCCATAACCGGTGGTGAGTGACAGCGGCAGCAGTTGACGGCCGACGCCACGCAAGGCCTGCAGCTGGCCCAACCCACCCTTGAAGCCTGGGAAGATTGCGCCACGGATGTTGATGGTGTCTTCGCCCAGGCTGACGGCCTGCTGCGCATTTTCGCGGTTCAGGCGTTCTTGCCCGGCCCAGCGGAAACGCGTTTGCCGGCGCAACTGGTCGAAGGCGGCGGTGTCGAGGTTGAAGTAGTACGGCGCAGCGTTGGCCTTGAGTGGCTGCAGTACCAGCAGGTGCGGGAACGGCTTGATCGCCTCTGCCGCCGGGGTAACCTGCGGTGCGAAACCGAAGGTCGAAAGCACACCGTTGGCGACCGAGCGCACATCCCCGATCACCCGGCGAATGGCCGCTGCGGCCTTGCCCAGGTGTTCGGCGAAGGCATCGACACGGTCACGCACCTTGCGCACCACATCGAGGGCCTGGTCGTACTTGGCGATCACCTTGTCGACACGCTGCTTGGCCGAGTCGATGGCGCGCATCGTGCGTTGCAGGCGCCTGCCGATCTCCGGGCCGATCCAGGGTAGGGCTTCAAGTTCGCTGGCCGCCTCCTTGGCATGGCCAACCGCCTGGTTCATCGGGTCGAGCATGGCGTCGGCACGCCGACGCCCCTCCTCGCCCGCCTTGACCAGTGCATGCAGGCCACCTTGCAACTGTTCCAGGTAAGTCATGCTGACTCCTTATGGCAGGGGTTGATCGACCATCTGCACCGAACGCGCCTGACGCATCAGATCATCGAATACACGGCGGGCGATGGCCTCCAGTTGCTGCAGGGTGGTTGGGTCGTCAAGGCTGTTGTTGAAGGTCACCGGCATGTTGGCGGTGAACGTGAATTGCTGGTTGATAGTGGGCGACGCAGCAGCCTGCGACTGTTGTGCCGAGGTCGCAGGTGGCAGTGCGGGAGCACCAGCACCCTCGGCAGGACGGGCTGCCTGGACGGGCGGGCTGTCAGTGGCCGGGCTTGCCCCAGCCGTGTCGCTCCCCATGACTGAGGCCAGGGTCTTGCCAAGCCAGCCACCGGCGATATCACCTGCCTCGCCGCCGTATACGCCACCGCCAAAGCCGCCCAGCACGCCACCGATCGCAGCACCAACCGCCGTCCCTATACCGGGCACCACCATCGTGCCGAGCAAGGCCCCGAAGCTCGCTCCGGCGCCCCAGCCAGCCGAAGACCCGACCAAGGTGCCACCCAGCCCGCCGACAGCCTTGCCATACCCTTCCAGCTTCTCTGCGGGCGTGCCACCGCTCTGGTAGGTGTCGACAAGTTGCAAAGAAGTGTCCAGCACCGCGGCCACCGGGGCACCTTTGAAAAGTTTCCCAACCGACGTCAGCTGTTTGCCTGTGGCGATCAACGATAAGTCAGGTACCCTCCAGGATTCGGATTGGCCATCCGCCACTGCAGATGCCGCACTGTCTTGCGACCGGGGCTCGTCATCCCCTGCGATCCAGTTGAAGAGCTCGCCACCGGCTCTGTCCCCCACTGCCTCGCCGATCACGCCGCCCGTTTTGGCCCAACGCTCTTGTTTGGCCTCGTCCTGCTTTTTCTCCTCTTCCTGTTGCGCCGCCTGCTCCTTGGCGGCCTCTCGCTGTGCCTTGGCGTGGGCTTTTCGTTGACCTTTCTTTGTGCGCTTGCGTTTGCCCGCACTCGTACCTGTAACTGTCCCGATAACGTTGCCGATCGCTTTACCTTTGCCTTTGAAAAGCACGGCCCCCATCGAGCCCAGCACACGGCCGCCGAGGTCGCCCAATGCAGCGCCGGTACCGCGCGCCATATCTTCGCCGTCCTCGGCAGTGATGACGGCCTTGGCGACCTTGCCCAAGGTCTCGGCACGGTTCTCTCGCCACGCTTTCAGCCCACGCTCGCGGATCGCTCGCTTCTTTTCCGGTGACTGTTTGCGGTAGGCGAGAATGGAAACAGTCCCCAGGCCAAGGGCCCCAATACCTGCTGCGCCAATCGCGAGGGCTTTGGCCGAGGCAAGCGAGCTGCTACCGGCATCCGCCCTGGGTACCCTCGAGGGCGCTTGCACCTTGCCCGATGCAACACTCTGCCCTTGTACGACAGCGTGCCATTGCTGGAAGACATTGACCGTCGTCTGGCCTGCCAGTGGCCTTAGCCGCGCCAACCCTTTGATGACCTGATCCAGCATCAGGTAGTGCTGACGCAAACGCTCGACGGCCTCGACCTCATCCCCCAACCGGGCGACCTGATCTTCGTGTTGCTGCTCCTGGTCCAGTGCCAACTGGCGTTCGACCTGACGTACCTTGCCGAGCTCCAACCCCAGGCGAATCACCTCGCCGATGAGCCGGCCTAGCCGGGTGCCATCGGCCTGCCTGCGCAGGCGTTCGACGTCCCGGCGCAGCAGTTCGATGGCCTGCCCCAAAGGGTTGGTGACGGTGACGCCGAGCCCGAGGGTGAACACCTGTGTGTTCGCCATAGGTTCCTCCTTGTCACGGCGCGAGCCACCAGACCATGTCGCCGTACGACATGGTCATGATTTCGCTCGCGGAAAAGTTCAGCTCCCTGGCCAGCCGCCTTGCGGCGGCCTTCTGCCGGGCCGGGTCAAAGTTCGTCGTCCTGCACCAGGCGAAAATAACCGCTTTGCAGGCGGGCATAGTCCTTCAGGGCAAGGCCTTCGAGGTCCCTGATGCCGACTTCGGCCAGCGACGCGAACAGGTTCAGCTCGCGCTGCTCGTCATCCGCCGCGCCACCAGCCTGGGCATTGCGGATATCGCGCACGGTCGGTGCCCGCAGCGACAGGCTGTCGACCTGCACGCCATTGGCTTCGCTGGGGCGTGACAGGCGCACGGTGACGCGGTCGGCACTGAGGGTCAGCCATTGCGGCTGCTTTTTCGCTTGAGCCATGGTCGTCTCCTTACAGGCCGAGCGCAGCGCGCTGGGCGGCCAACTGGTCGACTCCATCAATCACGCGCTTCATGCCCAGCGCGTCGATCTCGTAGATCAGGCGGCCGTCGACTTCAAGCTTGTAATAGGTCAGGCCGACGCTGTGCTTGATCTCGGCCTTGTCGCCGGACTTCCAGTCGCCCATGTCGATTTCCTTCAGGGTGCCCCGCAGGGTCACCACCACCGGATTGATCTTGCCCTTGAGGCCCTTGAAGGCGCCGCGGAAGGTGCCGTTGAAACCACTGCCATCGGCCAGGCCGAAGAATTTCAGCGCCTCACGGCGTACGCCCGTGGTGGTGAAGGCCGCTTCCTGCTTCTCCATGCCCAGGTCCATCTCGACCGGCATGTCCATGCCGCCGGGGCGGTGTTCTTCCATCTTCAGGGTGAGTTTGGGCAGGGTCAGGCTGGGTACATCGCCCTGGAAGCTGACGCCGTCGACGAACAGGTTCAGGTTGGCCAGGGTTTCGGGGATCATTGCCATGTAGATGCGCTCCTTAAGCGGCGGAATCGAGAACTTCGGTCAGCCACTGGTTAGTGACTTCAACGCGGAAATTGGGGTTTTCGGCAGGCGGCACGTCGGTGAAGCGGATGTTCCAGTACACCTTGCCCTGCTCCAGCTGGCTGGCCGTGTTCAGCTCCGGGTCGGCGAAGACTTCGAAGTTGATGATCGCGCCCTGGTTCTTCAGGTCGCGCATGAAGGCCTGCAGGCCTTCGGTGACGTCCTTGACGTAGGTGGCGGTGATGGCGCGGTCGACCGCCCACTTGTGGCCATAGAGAATCGCGTCCATGACGATGTCCATGGTCCGCACGCGGGTGACGAACGCCCATTTCGGGTCGCTGGACAGGGTGCGGTTGCCCCACAGGCGGAAGCCGTCATCGCGGATGATGGTGGCGATGTTGGCGTTGTTCAGCAGGTTGGCACGGCAGCTGTCGTCGCCATCGAGGAACTCCACCGGGCGGCTGGTACCGGTGATGCCGACGAATTCCTTGTTCGACGGCGAGGCCCAGAAGCCGTATTCGCTGTCGGTCCAGGCAAACAGGCCGGCGACCCAGGCCGAGCCTGGCGCATCGACGGTGGCTTGCGCGCCGTTGTCCCAGTACTGCACGCCCGGGTCGACCAGGAAGGCGCGCTTGGCGCCGAAGTGCCCGGCATAGTCGATGGCCGCTTCATCGGTGGTGTTGGGGCCGTCGATGATGGCGATGCCGCGCAGCTTGTCGGCCAGGGCTACCAATGCGGTACCGACCGCCTGGGTGGCGCTGTGGCGTGGCGCGGCCAGCAGGCGTGGCTGGGCGTTGAAGCGGCTCTTGCCGTCGAGCAGCGCCTGCAGGCCGGTACGTTTGCCGTCGGCCTGCACGCTGCCGATGATCGCTGCGGTCTGCTCTGCGGCATCGTCCAGCTTGGCCACTCCACAGGCGACGATGACTGCCTTGGCGCGGCTGTAGATGGCCCGGCAGGCCTTGGTGATGGCGGCGTTTTCGCCGAAGGCGGCGACGGCTTCACGCTCGCTGGTGATCAGCACCAGGTCGTTGGCCTTGGCTGTAGCGCCAGCGCCTTCGGTGAAGGTGTCGACCAGGCCGATGATCGAGGAAGAAGGCAGCGCGATGCTGCGGGCGCCGGTGTCGACGTTGGTTACGGTGACGCCGTGGAAGAATCCACTCATGTAGGTTTACTCCAGATATGAAAAGGCCCCGCGGTGCGGGGCCATGTGGTACAGCGGAAAAAGAAAACGCCCCGTCAGTGCGGGGCGTCTCAGGGTTGCTCAGCGAGCCAGGCCGGGGCTACGGGTCGCTGCCCTTCAATGGGGAAGCCGGGGGACTGGGGCCAGTCGCGCAGTTTCTGGATATACAGCATCAGCTCCACAAATCGCTCCTGGGTCAAGGTGGTAGGCCGGGACAGCTCTTGCTCGTCACGGTGCCGGTCACGCACGGCGCAGGCCTTTAACAACATGTCATCACGCCAAGCACGCTCGACCGCGCATTGCTGTTCGAAACCCAAGCCAGGCGCATCAGCAACCACCGGACGGCCCTTGTGATCAGGAACGATGACGCGCCCTTGACTAGGAGCTTCCATCAGCCGGCCATATTCATCGGCACTGACCTCGCAAACATCGGGCGGCATATCAGCCCCGTGAGTCGCCCGCTCGTAAAAACCACGGGTTGTCGCTGAATAAAAATACATGGTTTCTCCTTATTTCCCCCAAGCCTTCCAATACACGTTCTGCGAACCACCTTCTCCGGGCAATGCACACTCGATACGAATAACCGAGTTGGTAATAGGCGCCCCCCCGAGCCGGCCCGCTTTACCGCCAAGGCCGATGGAATACTGGCAAACCACGCCATAACATTGCGTGGAGAAAGTAGTCGGCAATGTGATATCCAGGGTTCCGTTAGCAGGCACTTGCGCCGTCCCCCATTGCTCGATGTATCCGGTAGGTAGTTTTTGATGACCACCCGCCGTCAAGGCACTGGCAAAGCCAGAACTGGAATTAAGCAAGGCGCTGCCGCCGATCAGCATCCAGCCGCTGGAAGTCGCCATAACCTCCAGCGCATCGCCTATGCCAATAGGCACCGAGGCGGTCAGACCTGGGCCGCTCACCGTGATAACACCGGTACCGTAGTTCACGAACCGAACCGAGGCACCGACGGCGAATGCTGCTGTCGCGGGCAGAGTGATTGCGTAGCCCGAACCACTGAGACTCAACAACTTACCGGCATCTGCTGGAACCACCGTATAGGCCGCATTTATGCCTCGCTGGCCGCTGAAGCTACCCAGCGCCCGCTGAACAAACTCTGTGGTTGCCAGTGCACCGCGGGCATCGAACTGCGGCTGGGTAGTCCAGTTCGCGCCACGCATCACGTAGGAGTATTTGAGCAGTACTGACCCGCCGATCAGGTACCACAAGTTGGTGCCATTGCGGATGAACTCAGCGGTGTCACCCTGAGCCAGAGCGATATTGCCCGGCGCACTGATCGCGCCAATCGAGTCACCGCTTGCCGCAGTCACAGTGAGCGTGCCCTGGGAGCAAAGGACCGTCACGGTTACGCCCGGCGTGATGTCTCCGCCTGTGGGAAGTGTTGCGACCAGCGGATTAGTCGGATGTCCGAAAGCGACCAACTTGCCGCAATCTGCCGGGGTCAGGGTCGTCGATACGGGGTAGTTCACGTAACCGCCGTACTCCACCCCCATCCGCTTGAGAAACTCGGCGTTGACCACCTTCTGCGTCGCGTCGAACTGCGGCGGCGTAGGCGCCGTCGGCGTGCCTGTGAAGGCCGGCGACAGAAGACGGGCGAAACCGTCGGTAATGTCACTGAAGGTCAGCGCCGTGGTGCCCAATACAATCGGGGCATCGGTAATCAACTGCCAGATCGTATCGGCTTGGATCGCGCCCTGCTCAACCACCACCACCAACCCTGGCGTTACCTCGGCGCTGGTGTCCGCATCGGAAGTACGCGACCAGGCACCAGCTGCCACGACATACAAACCGTTTTCCTTACCTTCGGTTTGGTTCTTGACCAGGACCCGATCCCCGGCCGCAAGCACAACACCGTCGACCGTCCGCAGCCCCGACAGGGTGATATTGGCCGTGGTCGCCGCGCGCACCGATTGCTTGTTGTCCAGCTTGCTGATTTCCTCGACCAGCCGGCTGTCGACGTACTCACGCGTGGCCAGCACCACCGACGGGTCAATTTTCAACTGTACGTTGCTGGCATTGCTGACCACCAGGTTCATCCGCACCACCTGGGTTCGTCCAGACCCTTGGCTGAGCAACGGTTTGTAGGTCGGCGCACAGTTGGCCACGGCCACCATTTCGCCATCGGCATCGTAAAGCGCGATCTCGCGGATCCACTTGCCGCCGACATCCGCCGGAATGACCTGCTCGGCAATGATGATCGCACTGTTCTTGTCATCCACCTTCAGCTGGTTCAAGGGTGCGCGGCGCCATTCGTTGATCAGGCTGGTCTGGGTGGCATTGGGGGTGGGGTCGGTGCCGTTGGCGTCGCCGACACCCATCTGGGTGATTTTCCAGGCAATGCCCAAAGCATCGGCATTGGCCTGTTTCGCCGCGCCCACATTGGTGAGGATGGCGTAGAACTGAGAAGTCTGGTCAACCATGTGCAATGTCCAAGGTATCGATTGTATGTTCGCGGCCGCCCCGGCCCACGACGCCCATGACCTCGATGTCACGTGGCGTCAGCGGGTAGATGTCCAGTTCGTCGCCGTCCTGGATCGCGCAGCCGACATGAAGGGCCCCACGGCTTTCGAGGCTGATGACCAGGCCGGTCAGGTGGCGGCTGACCGGGCGGGCGTCGTCGATCAGCGATGACAGTTCCTGATAGGTGCTTTCGCTGATGCCCGCATCGGAAACACCGATCTTCAGTGCGAAGGTGCCCGCTGGCGCGGGCGGCGTGGCTTGCCACCACTCCTGCACCTCGATCAGGTAGCCGAACGGCTCGACCACGCGGCGCAGCGCGCCGAGGGTGCCTTTGTGGGCGTGGACGAAGAACGCTGAACGGATCACCGAACGCTTGATCTCGTCGCTCCAGCTATCCTCCCAACGGTCCACCGACCAGGCCCAGGCCAGGTGATAAAGCAGCTGCGCGGGGCAGTTGTCGGGGCTGTAGAGCAGGCGCAGGCTGACCTTCAGGTCCTCATCGGCCGCCGCCTCGATGGCCCGCTCCAGCGCCGTGCGATTGAGCGGCAACAGGCTCTGCATGTCAGCCACCCCGCTTCAAGGTGACGCCGCTGCACCAGGCTGCCTGGGCCTTGCTCGGGCGAATGTCGGCCCAGCCATTGAGCTCGACCCGACTGACGCCGTCGATGTGCAACTGCGCATCGATGCCCGAACGGGCCACCTCCACGCCCAGCCGCCGTCGCGGGTTGATCCAGGCCTCAAGGCGACGCTGGCACTCGGCGAGGATCGCTTCGTACTCAGGGCCGCTGTCGGCCAGATAAAGCACGGCATCGATGCGATAGGGCAAGATCTCGGCACTGCGCACGTTGACCCGGTCGGCGACCGGGCGTATGTCGTCATCGTTGAGATATGACGCCACCTGCGCCAACAGCTCGGCACTGGCCTCGCCGTTGCCTTCCAGGCCCAGCACGGTCACATCCACCACTGCCGGAGAAGGGCTTTCGGCGGTGGCGTCAGCCACCTGCCCCGAAGCATTGCGGGCATGCAGGATGTAACTGTTGCGTGGGCCTGCGGTGGTCAGGCCTTCATAGACCAGTTGCACCCGCTCACGCAGCGCATCGTCCGACTCCAGCAAGGCTTCGACGGGCGGCACGCTGGCCAGGTCCTCGGCCTGGATCACCAGGCGTTGCAGGCTGACGTTGGCCGCCAGCTGGTCCAGGTCAGTGCCCTGGGCGTAAGCCAGCAGCAGCGCCTTGGCGGCATCGTTGATGCGCGCCCGGTTGAGCAACTTGCGGTAGGCGCCGACCTCGAGCAGCTTGGTGACCGGGTCACTCTCCAGGTTGGCGGTCCAGGCGTCGCCCAGGTATTCGCGGAAGGTCTGCAGATCGGCCTGATAGAGGGCTTCGTAGTCGAGGTCTTCCAACAGCTGCGGGGCAGACAGCTTCGACAGGTCGACCTGGCTCATACGCTCACCTCCAGCAACGCTTCGTCGCCCAGATAGCGGCCACTCAACGCCAGGCTGACCTGGCCGTCGAGCACCGCAACGACCTTGACCCGCTGCAACTGCAGGCGTGGCTCCCAACGCCCCAGTGCGCGGGCCACTTCGGCTTGCACGGCACTTTTCCAGCCCTCGTTGACCGGCAGGTCGACGAAGCGCCGCAACTGGCTGCCGTACTCCGGGCGCATGCGACGGCTGCCCAGCGGCGTGGTGAGGATGTCTTCGATGGACTGGCGCACATGATCGATGCCGGCCAGTGGCTGGCCGCTGCGGCGGTCCATGCCGATCATGGTGCACCGCCCTGTTCATGGCTATGCATGGCACTCTCCTGATATGAAAAAGCCCGCATGGGCGGGCTTGAGTCAGTGTTTGTGATTGGCCGTGTTGCCGGCGGTATCGATGATCCGCCCACCGCCATTGATATCGCCGCTGACCTGCAGCGCGCCGTCGACGGTGACAGTGCCGGTGAGGTTGATCGCTGCCGCCTGAAGGCTGATCGCGCCGTCGTTGACCTGCACGCTGCTGGCGCCGACCTGGAGGGTCGCGCTGCCGCCAGGCAACTGGATGTCGTAGTGGCTGGCCTGCCAGTCGTAGCTGAGCGAACCACCATCGGCGAAACGCCAGACCTCGGCATGCGCGCGGTTGTCCGGCGCACTGCCGGCATTGCCATAAAGGCCGGGCAGGAACGTGCCTTGGGCCGGCTCACCGCTGGGGCTGAGCAAAACACCCTGCTCGCCCAGGCTCGGCGCCCGCCAGTGCCGGGCCTGGCCGGCGGCCTGGGCGTGCCAGCGCAGCCAGGTGCTGGTCCAGCCACTGCCGTCGGACACCCGCACCCGGGCGGCAGCAAGGTCCACCGCGACCACCCGGCAAGGAATCACCATGCACGCCAGCATGCGGTCATGCATGGCGCTGACGTAGCTCATGACAGGTCCTCCGGCGCGATGTAATGCGCCTCGTTGCCCAGGCCGATCTCGGGCGCAAAGCCCAGCACCAGGCTGCCGGGTGGCTGGTCCGGCCAGTTCCAGCGTGCCTCGCCAAGCAGCACCGGCTGGTCCCAGCGCACGGTCCAGGCGCTGCCCTCGAACTGCGCCTGCACGTTGCGGCTGGCTTCGACGAAGTCCAGCGCCCAATGCTGCTGGCGCAGCAGATCCATCAGCTGTGCGGCCAGCAGGCTGCCCTGCAGCCGCGCTTCGGGGTTGGCGCTATCGGCGGTGATATCCGCCTCGAAGGTGGCAATCAGCACCGAGCGGCCATCGCGCGGTGCTGCATCCGCCGTCATTTGCACGATGCCGTGGCGCAGTGCCGGTCGCTCCGGGGCATTGCCTACAGCGGTATAGGCATCGACCGAGGCCAACTCCGGCATCGCCTCACGAATGGTTGCAGTCACTGCAGCGTGCAAAGTGGCCAATTCACTCATGCATATTCTCCTTATCGCTCGTCGGCTTGCGTGTTGTCGCGCAAGCCCAGGCGTCGGATCGCCCAGCGTTCATAAAGACGCATGGCCACATCGGCGCCGCCGACCGCAGTCATGCAGCCAAATGCACTGGCCGCCCAGATCGACAAGCCGCCGGCATACAGCAGCATCACCGTCGACACGCCGCAGACCATGCAGGCCCCGGAGCGCAGCGCCAGCCGGCGCAGCAGCGACCAGCCGGTGGCACCGGCCTTGTCGGCCCGCCACATTTCGCCGCTCAAGCCGCCCAGCAATGCCAGGACGATTACCAGCCAGAGCGGCATCTCCAGTAACGCCTGTTGCTCGTTCGTCACTGTCCTGTCTCCTGTGTAATGCCTGATGGCGGGGGCCAACAGGCGGGTTGTGGGTACTCTGCGTATTTCAAAAGCCTCGGCATTCCAAAAAGCCCGGCTCGCCGGGCTTTTCAGTAATGCGTTGTCGAACCGCCGGCCACGACTGGTGACGCCGCGCAGTTCCGCTTCAAATTGGTGACTCCGACCGCGGCCGCCTGCCCGCCGGATAACTGTTCGTGGTGCTTTACGCTGCACACCCGGGCCAGTTGCCAACCCTCTGGACAGTTGAGGCCTGTCCATCGCTGCCTGTGTAACAACCGGTTTCCGTCCGGCTTGAGATACAGGCTATGCATTCATGCATATGCAGTCAATGCATTTCTTCACATTTCTATGCGTCAATTTTTGCTGATATGCATGCAGGCCATGCACGGCCTGGCTTGTAGGGATTTTCTGCAGGCGAAAAAAAACCCGCCGAAGCGGGTTTTCTGGAATCGAGGGCCGTCAGCGCGCGTACATGCCCCACCAGAACACATGCCCGAGCAGGCTGATCTGCTCGTCCTGCATCTGCTGGAAGCTGTAGTCCTCGTCGGGGTGTTCATCGCGGTTGAAACTGCGCAGGCGAATACCGGTAGGCAGGCGATAGACCTGCTTCACCCGCAGCTGGCCGTTATGGTTGATGGCGTAGAGGTCACCATCGATGATGTCGCCGATCGAGCATTTGCCGGTGTTCACGCCCACCGTCGCACCATCGCGCAACACCGGCAGCATGCTGTTGCCACGCACGGTCACACACTTGGCCTGGTCGAACTGCACGCCATTGTGCCGCAAGCTGCGCTTGCCGAAACGCAGCCGCGCACGCTCGCTTTCCTCGATGACGAATCTTCCTGATCCTGCTGCCAATTCGACCTCACGAAGGAAAGGTACCGACACCTCGTCATCCTCGACAGGGGTTTCATCGTCCCACAGGCTGATGTCGCTGAGGTCCGCGTGGCCGTGGGCCGGCAGCGCCGCTTCGCGCGACTCGCCCAGCTCGGCGCGACCGCGCAATTGCTCGGTGCTCACGCCGAAGTAGTCGGCGATTTTCGACACGTGTTTGTCAGAAGGGTCGACGATCTTGCCGCCGAGAATCCGCGACAAGGTGGATTGAGGGACGCCCGTGCGCCGGTACAGCTCCGTCGGGGACAGGCCGTGGCGGTCGAGCAGTTCTCTGAGTACGGTGGCTACGTTGCGTTTTTGCATAGCGTGCATAATGCAGCCATGCGCCGGCAAATGCAATGCACCTGGCTGCGCGCGCATGCCCCATGGCCCGCGCCTGCATCTGCTTGAAAAAGCCTGTACCATTGCCGGTTTCACAATCGCCAACCAGATCACCCGCTGTAAGGCCCTGAATGTCTGATCTTTCCGCACACACACCAATGATGCAGCAGTACTGGAAGCTGAAAAACCAGCACCCGGACCAGCTGATGTTCTACCGCATGGGCGACTTCTACGAGATCTTCTACGAAGATGCGAAGAAGGCCGCAAAACTGCTGGACATCACCCTGACCGCGCGCGGTCAGTCGGCCGGCCAGTCGATCCCCATGTGCGGCATTCCGTTCCATTCGCTGGAGGGCTACCTGGCCAAGCTGGTCAAGCTTGGCGAGTCGGTGGTGATCTGCGAGCAGATCGGCGACCCGGCCACCAGCAAGGGCCCGGTGGAACGCCAGGTGGTGCGCATCATCACCCCCGGCACGGTCAGTGACGAGGCGCTGCTCGACGAACGCCGCGACAACCTGATCGCCGCGCTGCTCGGTGACGAACGCCTGTTCGGCCTGGCGGTGCTGGACATCACCAGTGGCAACTTCAGCGTGCAGGAGATCAAGGGCTGGGAAAACCTGCTGGCCGAGCTCGAACGCCTGAACCCGGTTGAGCTGCTGATCCCCGATGACTGGCCGCGCGACCTGCCCGCGGAAAAGCGCCCGGGCGCCCGTCGCCGGGCACCGTGGGACTTCGACCGCGATTCGGCGCGCAAGGCCCTGTGCCAGCAGTTCGCGACCAAGGACCTGAAAGGCTTTGGCTGTGACAAGCTGACCCTGGCCATCGGCGCCGCCGGCTGCCTGCTGACCTACGCCAAGGAAACCCAGCGTACGGCCCTGCCGCACCTGCGCAGCCTGCGCCACGAGCGCCTGGACGACACGGTCATTCTGGACGGCGCCAGCCGCCGCAACCTGGAACTGGACGTCAACCTGGCCGGCGGGCGCGACAATACCCTGCAATCGGTGATCGACCGCTGCCAGACCGCCATGGCCAGCCGCCTGCTGACCCGCTGGCTGAACCGCCCGCTGCGCGACCTCAAGGTGCTGCAGGCGCGCCAGGACTCGATCCGCTGCCTGCTGGACGGCTACCGCTTCGAAAAGCTGCAGCCGCAGCTCAAGGAAATCGGCGATATCGAGCGCATCCTCGCCCGTATCGGCCTGCGCAATGCCCGCCCGCGTGACTTGGCGCGCCTGCGTGATGCCCTCGGCGCCCTGCCCGAGCTGCAGAACGCCATGAGCGAACTGGAAGCTGCGCACCTGGCGCGCCTGGCTGCCATCACCGGGACCTACCCGGAGCTGGCCAGCCTGCTGGAGCGTGCAATCATCGACAACCCGCCAGCGGTGATCCGCGATGGCGGTGTGCTCAAGGCCGGCTACGACAGCGAGCTGGACGAGCTGCTGGCAATCAGCGAGAACGCCGGCCAGTTCCTCATCGACCTCGAAACCCGCGAGAAGGCCCGCACCGGCCTTGCCAACCTCAAGGTCGGCTACAACCGTGTGCACGGCTACTTCATCGAGCTGCCGACCAAGCAGGCCGAGCAGGCACCGGGCGACTACATCCGCCGCCAGACCCTCAAGGGCGCCGAGCGTTTCATCACGCCCGAGCTCAAGGCCTTCGAGGACAAGGCGCTGTCGGCCAAGAGCCGCGCCCTGGCGCGCGAGAAGATGCTCTACGACGCGTTGCTGGAAACCCTGATCAGCCACCTGGCTCCGCTGCAGGACAGCGCCGCCGCCCTGGCCGAGATCGACGTGCTGAGCAACCTGGCCGAGCGTGCACTGAACCTCGACCTGAACTGCCCGCGCTTCACCGACGAGCCGTGCCTGCGCATCGAGCAGGGCCGCCACCCGGTGGTCGAGCAGGTGCTGACCACGCCGTTCGTGGCCAACGACCTCGGCCTGGACGACAGTACGCGCATGCTGATCATCACCGGCCCGAACATGGGCGGTAAGTCCACCTACATGCGCCAGACCGCCCTGATCGTGCTGATGGCGCACATCGGCAGCTTCGTGCCGGCAGCCAGCTGCGAGCTGTCGCTGGTCGACCGCATCTTCACCCGTATCGGCTCCAGCGACGACCTGGCCGGTGGGCGTTCGACCTTCATGGTCGAGATGAGCGAAACCGCCAATATCCTGCACAACGCCACCGACCGCAGCCTGGTGCTGATGGACGAAGTCGGCCGCGGCACCAGCACCTTCGACGGCCTGTCGCTGGCCTGGGCCGCAGCCGAGCGCCTGGCCCAGCTGCGTGCCTACACCCTGTTCGCCACCCACTACTTCGAGCTGACCGTGCTGCCGGAGAGTGAACCACTGGTGGCCAACGTGCACCTGAACGCCACCGAGCACAACGAACGTATCGTCTTCCTGCACCACGTGCTGCCTGGGCCGGCCAGCCAGAGCTACGGCCTGGCCGTGGCACAGCTGGCGGGCGTGCCGGCGCCAGTGATTCTGCGCGCACGCGAGCACCTGGGCCGGCTGGAAACCACCAGCCTGCCCCATGAAGCACCGGTCACGAAAAAAGCCAAGGACGAGCCGCACGTCCCGCACCAGAGCGACCTGTTCGCCAGCCTGCCACACCCGGCCATCGAGAAGCTGGGCAAGCTGGACCTGGATGACATGACCCCGCGTCAAGCTATCGAAATGCTATATCAACTAAAGAACCTGTTATAA